TATTGGTGTAATGAAGTGGGACTTTCGTGATGACCCACAGGATTCATTCTGGAGCACAGAAAACAACACTGTGTCAGTGTCAAGCAAAAGAGACTATGCTATCAGTGCTGGTGCCAGCAACTTTGACGGTGAGTTGGACTTGGATGGATTGAGTTCAAACAGGATTTCTTCGACCATAGGGAACAAGCAGGACTTTGACTCAGGTATAGCACAAAACACTTGGGTTATCATCTGTGCCATATTCAACAAAACAGGCAATCAGATTGCTGTGAGAGTAAACGGAACCAACAAGTTTACACCTGTGAATGACTATGACAATGCTCTAAACACAAATATGGATTTACGTATTTTTAGAAACAGAGCCAACGAAAGAATGGAAGGTTCATTGGCAGAGTTCCTTACGTTTGCTGGACTGCCAGGCACAGGCGGCACAGATGTTAGCCACGTTGAGCGCATTGAAGGATACCTTGCTCACAAGTGGGGACGAACAGGCAGTTTACCTTCAGATCATCCATACAAAAGCACAGCACCACTACAGAATGGTATCTTGGTTAATTCCAACACAAGAGTAAGCATAGATGGATCAGATATTGACAGGATCGCACTGTGGAAGAATCACAGAGCAACATCAGGTAATATGGCGTTTAACACATACAACAAAGATGTAAACAATCGTCCTACAAGCGGATTGATGTATCCCCGAGTTAGAACACGTAAGCGTGGGTAAATACTAGTATGGCATATGAAAGTTCAAAAATAACAGCGGTACCGTATTTTTACGATAAGCAAATGCGAAAATATATTCAGCAGTTTATTCGTATCTTTGCGGGCTTTCAAGTGGCTATGCACAGAAACACAGAAGGTGCAACTGTTTATCAAACAGTGCCAGTACGTTACGGTGATGTCAGTAGAATGGCAGCACACATTGTTCGTGAGAATAGTGAAAACATGTTACAAACAACACCGTTTATTAGCTGTCATGTGACAGGATTAGAAACTGCTCCGCAAAGCAGAACTTATCCTCAGTTTGAAGAAACACTGCCTGTGTATGAGAAAAAATACAATGAAGCAACCAATAGCTATGAAAATGAAGTAGGAAATGTTTACAGTATTAAAAGACATCAACCTGTTCCATACACAATGACTATGCAAGTTGATTTATGGACATCAAACACAGAACAAAAACTACAACTGTTAGAACAAATTCTTGTGTTGTTTAATCCAACATTAAACATTCACACCAACGACAATCCACTGGATTGGAGTACACTGAGCTATGTCGAACTTATTGCTACTACCTGGAGCATGAGAGCAATACCAAGTGGTGTAGATGATATCATTGATATTAGTTCACTTACTTTCCAATTGCCTGTACTTATTAATCCACCAGCAAAAGTTATGCGCAACACTGTTATTCATACCATCATTGACAATATCGACGAAGTAAATGATGAAGGCTTAGAACTATTGAGAACAGGAGGTAGTTATACCCCAATCTTTACTAGCTTCCAAGTTATAACACTAGATCAACACAAAATGAAATTTGAAATAGACAATGCAGGAAATGCTACTGCACAGTTATTAAGTTTAACAGGAAGCTCGTTAGATAGTGCAGGTAATTTGCTGAGTTGGGTAGATGTTTTTGAACCATTTGGTGAATTTAGAGATAGTATTAGTCAAATAAGATTAAAAACCACAGATGATCCAAGTAATGTTACAAACGATATTGTAGGTAACATCACTGTTAATACTACAAATCCTAATATACTAGACATAGTAATTGACAGTAACACAGTGCCAGCAAATACACAAGGCACAGTAGATGCAGTAATCAACCCTCAACTAAACTATCCAGGAGATGGCACACTAACTGCCGCAACAAATGGTGACAAGTATCTAATTACTACAGATCTTCCACTAGGTCCTGGCGGTTGGGGAGGATCAACTGCTAGCAAAGATGATATTATTCAATACAATGGCACAAGTTGGGATATTGTATTTGATGCTAGCAGTGTTAGCACAGTTGAATATACAACAAACACAACAACACTAGACAGTTTAAAATGGACAGGAATACAGTGGGTCAACACATTTGAAGGCACATACAATCCTGGATTTTGGCGAATTTATATATAATGATACAAGCAAGCGGAGGCTGTTTTCTTGCCTTGGACACTGGCAGGATTATGCTACAGCAAAGAAGTAAAAACTCAAGTCATCCACTCAAGTGGAGTTTTTGGGGAGGCAAGGCACACAAACGTGAACGCCCAATAGAAACACTGCTTAGAGAATGCAAAGAAGAGTTAGGCCCATTGCCTGACATAGAAAAAGTTTATCCACTGCATACATTTTTAAGTGACGATAAAAAGTTTACCTACAATGCTTTTTGTGTTACAGTGTTTGAAGAATTCATACCCAGTTGTAATCATGAAAGCAGTGGGTATGCTTGGGTAGAAATGGGCTGTTGGCCCAAACCATTGCACAGAGGTGCTTACTTAGTATTAGAAAACAAAGAAATGTCCAGTAAAATAAATGCTATCTACAGTAGGCAAAAAGACAAACTGGACTTGCCAAATTGGCTAGATACTTTTTAAACTTCTGGAAACAAACAATCTTCAATAAAATGCTTAACATCATCTGCAGGAAGTCCCAGACTTTCCATAACTTTAGGTGTATGGGGATTCTGCTTTTGATAATAACAATATCTATTTTGTTTTTCACGAATTAAAGCGGTATCGGCACTAGATGTAGTATACTTTGGAAGCTCAGCTAAGTATGTATCCAAATTGTCTAATGCCATTGTAATAACTTGATCTATTTCGTCTACTTTAACATTACTAGCCGCTACCATGTGTTTGCTGAATATTGCTTGTGCCCAAGGCGGGAGTTCTCTGGTCTTGCGCCATTCTAGTTCACTTACAAAATCGCCGAACAAGTTGACCATCGGATGTTCCCAATCCACTGTAGGCGAATAGTCATGAAATGCGCCTGTTACTTTGTTGCGCCCGCACACAATATCAAAACCATATATAGGAGCATCATTATCCCAATTTGGAAAAATACAAATGTGTGTCATATACAAGCCTTTGCTTTCTCTTGCATCAACACTATCTATATGAGCTCTACGAAAATGTTCTCCTTTGAACACACGATTGAGCCAGCCAAACTCCGGATCATCAAACTGTTCTTTACCAAGACTTGCACACTTGTTGATAATAGCACTTTCGCACTGTAACATCTTTTCCCAGATTACACTCATTTTAGCCACGCAATCTTTTTGCCACTGTCTTTACGACTTTGCCATTCTTCCACACTGCCTGGATAACGCCATGCCCATATTGCAACCAATAACATAAATCCACCGCTCCATGCAACTGCATTAATGTTGTTTGTACTGATCCATAAAAATCCTAAACTGCTAGTCATTACTGCTACCATTGCATATTTGCCGTATGTTGGAAATACTTTCTTCTGTGTCCAATTGGTTAAAAACGGTCCAAACCACTTGTGATTGTATAACCAATCATGCATGCGTTTTGAACTTTTAGCAAAAGCCCAAGCTGCCATTACAAGAAATATACTAAACGGTATTCCTGGTACTACAATTCCAATATAAGCCATTCCCAGGCAGAAAAAACCAAATGCCATATAGGCATATTTTTTAATGTTCATGATGCGTCCTTCATTAAATACTATGTTATTTAGCTAGTTGACTAATTGCACAAAACCATATATAATAATACAAATGGAGGTATGAATGCATATTGTAACAGGCGCTGCCGGTTTTATTGGCAGTAATATGGTAGCACACTTAAACAAACAAGGACACACAAATATCGTTTGTGTGGACACGCTAACTAAAAGCAAAGTAGCAAATATTGCAGGCTTACAGTTTGAAGATTTTATTCATCCTAGTGAACTGCTGGACATGAATTTACAAGATGCTACTGTATGGCATTTAGGTGCAAATAGTAGAACTAGCACAGACGACTGGGATAGTATCTATCGTAGTAATGTTGTATACACCAGAGAGATTATCAACAAATGCAGAGATGTTGTGTTTGCTAGCAGTGCCAGTGTTTACGGCGACAACGAAGATACTAAAGAATTACCAGAAAATGAATCACCTAAAAACATGTATGCGGCTACAAAATTAATTTGCGATAACTATATTGCACAAAATATGAACGCACACAACAAGTATCAAAGTTGGCGTTTTTTCAATGTATATGGAAACAGAGAATCACACAAACTAGATGATAAGATGGGAAGTCCTTATACTAACTTTGTAAAGCAAGCAAGAGAAAGAAGTGTGATCCAACTCTTTAGAAACAGCAACAAAGTATACAGAGACTTTATTTGTGTTGACGATGTAGTCAATATCATGTATAAAACACATGAACAATGCAATCATGGATTTATCAGTAATTTAGGTACAGGAGATAATTGGAGTTTTCAGTATTGGGCTGAATTGATAGCTAAACATTACAGTGCAGATATTGAATACATAGAAGTACCAGAAGAGCTCAGAGGCATTTATCAAATGTACACTAGAAGTAATAACACTGCACTGCTCAAAAGAATAGGAGACTATGAATTCATTACTCCTAGTCAGTTTGTAGAGGAAAATTTATGAAAGTTTTAGTTATTGGTGATCGCATCAATGACAAATACATTTACGGAACAAGTACACGTATTAGTCCTGAAGCGCCTGTACCAGTAGTAACTTATCGAGAAGAAAAGACCACTGCTGGTGGTGCAATGCTAGTGTGGGGTAATTTAAAAAATCTAGGAGTTGATGTAGATTTTTTTGATACACAACAGCCTGCTAGCGTCAAAACTAGAATTATCTGCGACGGTCATTACATCACACGTATAGATGATGATAAGATAGCAGATGGTGATACAGTGTACAAACAAATCAAAGCACAAGACTTCAGCAAGTATGATATTGTTGTGCTTAGTGATTATAACAAAGGAACACTGAGACGCAGTAAAGACATCATTGACCATATCAACAAGTTTGATTGTAAGATAATTGTAGATCCAAAAAAAGAAGCACACAACTATCATGGTGCATGGTTAGTAAAACCAAATGCAAGCGAGTTTTACAAACATCAG